ATGCTTATTACCTCAATCTTTGCGCTCATAATTCACCGCTTTAATAAGATGATCTTTTTCAATAGTATTTAATAAATTACCAACCTTCATACCTAAATACGTTAAAGTCTTTTTTTCAGCATTTACGCCCAAAACGTAACTGATTGTTTTATCCATATCCCCGAATTTATACCCTTTCTTTTTTATTAATGTCAGGTTAAACATTTCCGCACAAACCACGTTCCCGTGTTGGTCTATTGACTTTGCTATGTGAAACAGATAGGTATCTATTGCCCTAAATAAAGTAACCACTATCTGAAACAGAAACCCGACCGGCATAAGGATTACCGATAAGCACAAAGCGATTATCAGTAATATTAAACCCCTCACGCTTGCAGATTCTCAGCATCAATAAAATACTGATCCACCTCCGCATCCGTCAAACTCAAAACCCCTTTAATAAATGCAACGGTTTGGCTTGTCCTTTCCGTATTGCTCCCGAAATCCCACGCCCTTTGTGCAATGGTTTTATTAGGATCGGGCAAAGTATTAATAGCATTTTGCACATCCGTTTCTTTGCCATCCAATGCAAGCACCGCACGAAGTCTCCATGTGGGTACTTGATTCGGTACATAAACAGGCGGAGGCAAAATGTCCTCTTCATATTCTATTATCGGAGTGCCCGCCCACTCAGGATTTGCTAAAATAAAGTTGCTTGCATCTGTAAAGGTTGCGAAGTCTATCGTTGTCGTTCCATTGCTAATTTTAAATTTTGTGATTGTCATTATCGTTCAGTTGAATATTTTATATCTATTGTTGAATAATCTATTTGGTAAGTCCTTGCAACGATGCCAGCGGTTTTAATTATTGCGTGGCAAGGTGCTATGGCATCTCCAGTAGGCATATTATTTGTATGCGTAGCTATTAAAACATTGTCAACATAATAATAGGCCGTTGAGCTGTTGAATATTATTTTTAATTTAGTCCATGTATTTGCAGCAACTGCAACACCTGTATGATTTTGATTATATGTACGGCTCACACCATTTATGCTATAAGTCTGCCAGTTAGCAGATGCGGAACTTCCAGTAGTGGTTCCATCTAAATCATAAAGAAACCCAACACCTTCTGGGGGAGTGGCGGCGGGCGTTCCGGTAATTACGCCAAAGTTTACATAAAACTTTTGTGTTCCGTCATTTAAAGTAGGTATTCTAACTCTTGTTGTATAAACAAACCAATTTGATGAAGGTATATATAATTGATTTATTGAAGATCCACCATAGATAGCTGATGCGACACCTGTGGCACTTGTAACTGTACTTCCCTGAATATAATTGACATCATTTTCTACAACACCAAGCCAGTTGCCTGATCCTGTATATTTACTTCCCTGAAATAACCCGGGATTGTTTGCAGCACTTCCACGCATTATGGTTTCATCTACTTCGTGAAACCCATTTACCGCCCAATTAGATGCAAGTGAACTATCCACCCCTTGCCATCTGACACCTGCATTTATTGAACGAAGATAAGGCGTAAGCATGGCAGTCGTATCGGTAACATTTAAAGGTGTATATCCTAAAGCAGTCGTTATGCTTTTATTCTCCCAAATATCAGTAGCAGCCGTATATGCCAATACTTGATTATTTGTAGGTGAAGTTATTTTCGTGTCATGTAGCTCCCCTAATTCCTGTCCGTTTTGCGGCTTAACATATATCAGCCCGTTTCCTACATTTGCTCGCTCTACAACTCCCACGAACACCGAATGTAAGGGTGCTATAGGCTTAACCTTTGTAAACCCACCCGGTACACTATCCAGCCATAAAATATCCCCCGGACTATACGCCCCTAAATTTATTCCGCTAACTTGCCCTTGCGTTGTAATCCATCCCGCCTGACCGGCTGCAATGTCCGCCCTTACAATCCCCAAAGTTTTTGAACTAAACGTATCGCTTGTATTCTTTGCTAACTTAACCGCTGCCCTGTCACCCGATGCTCCAAATATATAAACAACCTGCCCCTTTGTTATCGTAACCGCTTCGGCATTGGTTACGTATGCTTTTACAACCGCCGCCGTATCCATTACACCACCGTTAAAAATAACATTGTTTTTTCTGTATCTTAATGTATCATTTAAAAGATAAATGCTATCAACATAAGCAACACCACCGCCCACCTGCCTCCATTGGCTGCCAGTCCAAACATACATTGAGCTATCCGCAAGGCTATAACGTATGCCGCCCGTATCGCGCCCGGTAGTTGCTGTAACTTTCGGGATGTTTAAATTGCTATTGAATTTGCCCCCTATCCATTGATAATAATTATTGAAAGGAGTGTAAAGTTTTCCGTCAATAGTTTGTGCCTTACCAACTACGGCAAAGCATACCAATAAAATACTAAATATATATTTGTACATTTTCGCCATCATTAACCCCTCCGTTATTAATTGTGATTGTTTTTGTTGTTGCATTGTGTGAAATATAACGTCTATCTGAGCGCACTTGATAGGTTAAAATCAGCCCATCTATAAATACCAAAGGCGGCACCGTTAGGACATTATTTTGGTATGTCGTATCGTCCTGCTCCATAGGCTGCCCGGAGCCAACGATGAAATCTATTACTTTAGTCATTCTGCTTTCTATTATTGTTATTTCATGATCTGGCAGCTCATAGTTACTCGGCAGATCGCACACATCATAAAGAAACGGCACTTCAAGATCAATGCTGAATGTAACGCCCGCCACAATATCTTCAAACCTGTCTTCGAAGAACTCGAACGTAGTGCTGCGCGTAAACCTCCACGGCTGCTTTTCCCAGCCTATCTGACCAACCAAATCATTCGCCACCTGCTCCATGTCGCTCTGCACCTCCATCTCAGTCGTATGCAAAACCACATCCGCAACCGTTACCTGAACCGTGTGCGTCTTTATTTTACCCTCCGTTGAGCTGTTGCCCATTGTCATAAACACCGCAGGATACGTTACATCCTTTACCTCATTATGTAGAAAATAATCAGGATTTACGACCTTTGCCGTCCTTACCTGCCTGTGCGCTGCCGCTATGTTTTTGAGCTTTGTCGATATTTGGTTTCTTGTCATGCTTTGCAAAATAATCTTTTAACTTTTTGATCGTTTTTTTACTATACATTTTTGAATGGTTTTTGACAATCTTCGCAGTTCTTAAATTCATCATACGGCATACCTAAATACACGCCCGGAAAATAGGCATCCCTCTTAGGCACTATCGTGTCCGCACGATCTCCCGGATTGATATATAAAGGGAACTTTGCGTTATTGCTTTCCTCAATTAAATACTTTGCAAGGCGTTGCCCGTAAAATTCGGCGCGGCTTTTGAATTTATTTTTCAGATCGATAAGCTCACTCATTGATACATTATCGCTCCCTTCATTCGTCTTTTTTAGCACGCCCTTATTCCAATATTGATGGGTTAATGTATCTGTCAATTCCGCCACCACATAATAAATAAGGCAATCCCTAACATAGCTTTTTAGCAGTGTAACTTCGTCTGCTGTCAAATCATTGTTATCAATCCCATCCTGTAACCGCTCATAAAGTCCCGATCCTAATAAAGGCAGTATGTACATATCCTGACATACCTTTATTTCAGGAACGATCATTTTGCTATCTATGTTTGAGTGGATTTGCGTCCGCTCATAAATATTCTCAGGGCTTATAAATAAAATATCTTTCATTCTTTATTTTTTACGAACTACGAAATTTTGTACCCAGCGGTGGCGGCATGAAGGCTTATTCCCATACCATCCGCCCCTGCGATCCCATACACTATACCCCAAACGCTGACTAATTGTTTCAATGTCAGATCGTGAATAAAATTTATCCATTTTTATCAATCTTCTGCAAAAATCTCTTGTTGTTGGTATAATTGGTTCTGGCCCGTACCGAGGTTCGACCTCATAGCTATACATTATCTTTTGCTCCAAAGTGCGAGGCGTTCTGTCTGTAATTTCGCTAAGTGGCTTTGGGAGGGTACGCTCAATGATTTCATCAACCCCTACCTTGCTAATTGTAGCCAGTATTATGCCGCTTTCCGTAAGTCCCTCAATAATGCTCACCACCTCATCAACAGGCATTTTTAAAGCCTTTCCAATCACTTGAGGCGTTATTCTTTTATCCTTTTTGATCAGATCCAAAACATTTACTTCAGGCTGCGTAAGCTCCTCTTGAAAATTAAACCGCGCGCGGGATGCGATCACATTAAACTGATCTTTGCTTTCACCATGCGCGGAAAATTCAGCTAACAAAAGTTCATCATGATCTTGTGCGGAAAATTCCATTTCGTTATCCAAAGAAAGCATTATGCTAATTTCATCATCCGATAAACCAAGTGAAGATTTGAGCAATAACTTAGCCTGCTCCTTATTTATTTTCCCTTTCTCAAAATTGCGAATGATACGATTAACCCCCTGCCATTGCCGTCCTGTTAGGTTTTTCAGATTTTCATTGACCTGCATTTCAGATTGTGCAGGAGCGGATGCGGGTTGCACAGCGGCCTGTGCTTCCGGATATTTCGTTAAATCAATACCTATCTTCTCAAGTATCCACGCTTTAGGTGCAAACTCCTTAATCGTTGCCTCACTAAACTCAAACCCTATCGGCTCAATCGGAGCGATCACCATTTCATCTTCAATGCCCCATAATTTGCTGATCTCAGTAAATAATGTTTCGAGTGCGCGTTGCTTGTCATTGACATATGTGGTCTTGAAGATCTCAAAAGCATCACGCATTTCAGTACGCGCCCCAAGTTGCCCCTCTGTTTTAATACCGAAAAGCATCGGGCTTGTAACTTGATGACCAGCGAATATCTGTTGCTCAGTAGTCTTATTCAATATCTCGAAATGCTTATCTAAATCCGTATTTGATAAATCCAACACCGTAGGAGCTTTTGCAGGGTCATCACTAAACGATAAAACAATACCGCCCGCGTTTTCGCTACCCGTAAATTTCTTTTTGAATTTAGTTTCTACAACCTGTTGCTCCTCGGGTGAAGGTTTGCCCTCATTAAAGTTGATTAACTTGCTACTAAACATACCATTCTTTATTGTACTCAAATGGTATTTGCTTAGCTCAATATCAATCTCGATCCAGTTCAAAGCCCCGATGTAATTAGGATAAGAGTAAATATCCAATCCCGGTCTGTATTCCTTATAGCAAAGTATCTGCTTGCCCTGCTTAACCGCAGGATTATACGCCGCTACGATTTCAGGCTGCACCCTCACCGATTGCGTCCAATCCTTTACATAGTATTGCGTCTGGTCTTTATTTGCTCTTACCTTTTGATAAGGCACGTGATACATTGCCCCGACCTGACCAAGTGCGTTATAATGAAGCTCAATATATACACCACCAAAAATCTCAATGTCTGTCGATACTTTTTTGAGAAAATCATTTAATGTTTCGTTCTTATTAGGTGTAATATTCTCACGCCCGCTTTTATAGGATATGCCATTTCCGATAATGTAATTCACCTTCCCCAATACAATGCCATTATGTTTGCTGCTTTTGTTGATTTTCTCCAACAAAAAGTTAGGGTAAAGATTATCTTCACCGAATTGAACGTACCCTTTGCCGGGCAGCTCAACCATTGCAGGCAGCTTAACATCTGCAAATTTTATAAAACTTATATTAGGATGCATCGTACATTGTAAATTTTACGTCCTGTGAATATTGAGTGAAACTCATATTTGTATTATCGTCTAAAAACATTAACCCCGTTTCGAGTAATCCTAATCCGGATGGGTTTAAATTCGTAGTGCTCGTTTGCTCATATATCTCGTACTTCCACCAACTTTCATGATAATCGGCAAAGTAATCATTCACCACAATAGCAAACTCATTCCACCGCTCCTTATTTGTCGATACGTCAAAGGCATTAACCTTTACGAACTTTACCTGATCATTCGTAGCCCTGCTTGTAAATACAAACAAATAATTAGCATCCGTAATGGTTTGTTTTTCCGTTAAGGTGCAAATCAATGTTGACGTAGTTCCCTTTACAAATTTAAGCATACAAATATAAATACCATAAACAAAAACCCTCGCCCAAAAGGGCAAGGGCTAACAATTCAAAACCAAACAAACAAAACTTATGATCCCGGAGTTTCAAGAGCACTTGCAACCGTGCT